TCTTCATAGATAGTTTGATGTCATTCTCATTTACCATAGACAGACAACTGCTGTTAAAGTTCTTCTCGGATAACTTCTGTTCTTCATCTCCTGATAGATAGAAATCTGCTAAAAGAGTGAACTGCATTCTAATTCCGCGCTTTTTTTTCAGTTGTTTGGATAGTAGTTCATAAGCCCTGTAATATATATCTTTAATGAATTTCTCATAATTGAATTTGTTTGATTCGAGTGGCTTGATGATGAATGTTTCAAGTGCACGTTTAAATACCACATTATTGATCAAGGGAATCATAAGAACCTTAGGATCTAGTTCCGTTATCTTTTCAGTCAATGTTTCCCTTTTCTTCTTCACGTCATTGCTTTTCTGTAACTGTTTCTTAACAAGTCGAATCAATTCGTTAACGTTCAGTTTGGTCATAAGGTCTTTAGTTTTCTTCTGCTTGATTTTCGTTATCTCTTTCTGTTTGATTGCATCCCGTTGTAAGCTTGCAATGTCATTCTTAAGTACTATCGTTTGGAACTGTTTTTTCCTCTCCTTTGATTGTTGGATATGTTGTTTGACGATAGCGTTAAAATCGAATATATTATTTCGAAGTTTTATTACCTTCTTATACGTACGAGTCCCGATTTTGAGTTTTCTTCCGGTAAGAGGGTTCTTCATGGTAGTTGCAATCATTGTTTGGTTGGTTATATTAAAGGATATGTAAAATATATTTAGGTGTTTTTTTTAATTAATTATATTAAATTAATTAAATTAAATTGAATTATATCAAACCCTTTCTAACCCAAGATAAGAGAGTTGATTTGTTGATTCCTGAAACTTCTGATATTTCTTTTATATCTATGCTGTTCTTGAAAGATTCTCTTATATATTGTTGCTCATTTTCAGTCAACTTAGCCATTCCAGTTAGCTTACGAATGTAGTTTTTATTTGTCACATAACTGCTTCTCATCTTGTTCACACACGCCAGACAATTCGAATGACGATATGTGGTTTTTTTATTCTGGTAATATGCATCAATAGGCTTATCGATGTGACACAGTTTACAGATCTTGTTCATTATTGCTTATATATGTAAAGGATATAATATAAATTGTTAAGTCCTTTTTAAATCAAAATGATGAATTTTGTATCATGAGTGTATTCTAATAAATTCGGTTATCATAACACCTATCAGACTAACTTGATCGTACTTAATACGTAATAACTCAATGCCGTTATCAGTGCAATAGTCGTTTTTAATCCGATCGTGTATTCTAGTTTGTTTATAGTTAGCCAATGCATTTCCTGCTGTTGTAGTGATCGAAAATTTAACTGGCTCGAAATGCTGTCGACCATCGAATTCAATAAGAACAAACTTCACATCATCAACCATGACTTTAAAATCATATCTCAGTAATCCACCACTAACACCTCTGAGATCGTTAAATGTAACTTCCCTGAAAAATGTGTTGTCGAATTCATAACCAGATTCTAGTAAATGGTTAAAAACTGATGATTCACCCCTTGACATGTTCTTTGTTTTTGCGTTGTCGTGAATATATTTCACATGTTGCTTTAGAGCACCCTTTGTGGAACACTTATATTCGCACTGCTGACATGCGACATCTTTTAGTTGTAGATGGATATGTTTAACATGTATTTTGAGACTGCCATTTGATGAACACTTATAATCACACTGCTGACATTCAACATCTTTCAGTTTTAGGTGGACTGCTTTAACATGTTGTTTAAGTTCACTATTTAACGCACACTTATAATCGCATTGCTTACATTCGAAATCATTTAATTTAAGATGGACTCGTTTGACGTGGGATTGTAGATTACCGTTCGAAGTACATTTGTGATCACATTGCTTACATTCGAAATCTTTTAATTTTAGATGAATTCGTTTGATGTGTTTTGTCAAATCACTCTTTATCGAACACTTATACTCACATTGTGTGCATTCAATATCTTTTAGTTTTAGATGGACTTGCTTGACATGTATTGTAAGACTACCATTTGATGTGCATTTATATTCACACTGTTTACATTCAATGTTTTTTAGTTTTAGATGAACATGATCGATGTGTTGTTTGAGACTACCACTTGATGTGCATTTGTATTCACACTGTTTACAATCAAAATCTTTTAGTTTTAGATGAACTTGATTGATATGAATTTTCAGATTGCTTTTTTTAGAACACGCGTAATCACACGATTCGCATTTAAATTTCTTGTCAACTACGATTTCAATATTGATGTTCTGCATTTGATGACTATTATATATATACCTTTCATTATAAATATTTAAGCCTTTTATATATTCATTTTATTTTATAAAGCATGTATTATGGACGAAACCAAATATCAGTCCATGAGTGATGATAATATCCTCTATTATCTCCCTCATGCTGTTATACTGAAATACAATGATCTTGCAAAATATAAGACGATTGAAAAGCTACTGCCGAAGCATAAATCTTTTTTCATTCTGTTATATCCTGTTATGAGTGATAGTAGCGGTCATTGGGTTGCTCTTACACGATTCAATAATACGATCGAGTACTATGACAGTTACGGTGGTGTCATAGACGATGCATTCAACTGGAAATCATCAAACTTTCGTGGAAACAAAAGATATTTGAGTAATTTATTAAACAAAACAAAACTAAATGTTGATTATAATAGTTTTGATTTTCAGTCCAAAAGAGATACGATGATTAGTACATGTGGTTGTTATAGTGTGTTTCGTGTATTGACAATGATTGAGTTGAATGCTGACCTCGAAAAGAACAACCTATTACTTCAGACACTCAAGGACTCGAATGAAGATATGAGTTACGATGATATTGTAGTTCAATACATCAACAAGCGTTAAAGTTTTCTCGGACGACCTCTGGAACGTTTCACGACTGTCACGGGTATTTCTAGTTGAACTTTACGTGGACGTCCGACTTTGCCTTTTCCTGTTCCTACGATTGATTTACCTGAAAATACGTCGCCTATCGATGCGTAACGCTTTCCTGGTACCATTTTGTCAACTGATTCCGCTGCGTTTCGAACGAAGTCACCTGCACCGGGTTTAATCAAATCAAATACTCCAGTTGATGAACCTCCTGATGGACTACCGCTGCCGTGTTTCTTTTGATGAATAGCGAACAATGATTCGAGTAAATCTTTTACTATGAGTTCGTCTTGTTTTGTGTAGTTAACCATTTCTATATATATCTATATTATATTAAATAATTTAATATAAAATAATTAAGTCCGTTCAAGTTTTGGGACAGTAATAATATGTCTCTGTTGCGTGAGAAAAGATGGATATGATTTGGTGAATGCCGTCCATCTTGATTTACTATTCTTTAATTTTTCAATTACATGCTTGCTCATCCCTAAATAGTTTTCTAAGAGATACTTAAGACTTCGATTGTAGTTCATCATAAAGAACACGATGATCTTAGATTCATTCAAAACACTCTTGAGCTTAACTCCGCATGCATCGTGTGATGTCGATATGACTGAGACTCTAAATTTACGTGAATTCTTAAGAAGTTTATCACGTAGTTCGTCGATAGTTTTACCGAGCTTACCTTTTATAGAATCGATATCATCGAATATTATCAAACAGTTTTCAAATTCCTTCCAATCTAATGGGTTTGAATCCATGTCACTTATTTCAATACGTTTGATATAATCTTTTGAATCAAAAGCTTTATCTTGATCATTTTCACTGATTAAATAAATCGGGTTACTTTTGAACGTTTTATTATATTCTTCACAAAATTGTGCAACGAAGTAACTTTTTCCACTGCCTGCAGATCCACAGACGTACATAGTGATTCGTTCAGTATTCTTATCTGGTGATAACATGAATTGTTCATTCGGTTTCAAAACAATCTCTTCCTTGCCATCATCTGATTCGCTAAAGTATAATTTTTTCTGGCGTTTATCGCTATTAATAACAGCTATCTTATCACCATCTTTCTCGAGGTTGAAGCTCATCTATATAAATACATTCAGATTAGATATTTTTGTGCTCCGTCGTTTAATATCTTGTCATTTGACTCAATTACTTCATCGATATTGATGTCTTTATCAATCTTGAGAAATTTCAAATTGATCGCGATCTTCTTCTGTACATCCTTAGTGTTGTAATATTGCGTCATTAATTGAATAGCTTTCAGATTACTATTGATTTCATACAACTTAGTACTATTGAAGAACTTTGTTAATTTCACCCCTTCTGTTCTATTCTTAGTCATCCTACTAATGCTGAACAATCTCTTCACTGCTTTGTAGTAATTGCCCTCTTTGACCAATTCATCATAATCTTTCTTGATATCATCTACTGTGTATTTGGTTTGTTTGAAGATATACATGATTGATAGTTCTTTGAAATGGTAATCATGCCATAGAACATAATCTATCTTAACGTAATAGATATCTTTGAAGGATGCTTTGCGAAGCTTTGAGACATCATGTATTTTAATCTTTGATCCATTGTTATACTCGATCTTTAATTCTATAAAATACATGTCATCGTTCATCAAGATCTTTCGAAACTCGTTGTATATGACGACTGGTTTATGTGATCGTGATATAATTGAGTTGAAATCGTAGTCTGAAAAGTACTGCATTGATTGAAGTCTAGCACTGCCCGCAAGATTCAATTTATAGTTCTTAAACCTGAGTTTCTTGGTGACGTCATATACGGTGCTGTTTAATTTGCGTTGCTCAGTTAAAACATCCATTTAATTATATCTTGTCAAAATAATTTTCTTTTATCTTTTTCTGAGCGGGATTGTTTTTGTCTTTGTCTAAAGCTGAATATAACCCCCAGTTTACGCCGTAATTACTTCTTGAATCTACCCATTTGTAGCTATTAATATAAGGATTTTTGTACAGAGTAGCCATAGGATTATTGGATGTTTTCCTGAGTGCTCTATTTGCGAGTATTGCTTTCTTCATTGCGTCACCGAATTCATTCTGTGTTTCATAAATTGGCTTTTGACTCTGGATTTGTTTTTGATTCGCTACCGCCTTTGACGCTTGTTTCGCTTTCTTCGCTTTGTTCGCTTTGGCTTTTTTTGCTATCGCTATTGATGCAGGATCTAATATGACGACAATTTGATCTATTAGATCTGTCATCAGTTTATTACTCGCATTGATTAGATCTGTATGATATGTATTAATATCACCTGCTACATAAGATGTGAGATAATTATCAGGTTGTAAAAGTAATTGTTCAAGTGGGACTATTGATTGTTGAGCATGTGTCATAAGTAAAGTTCTATCATTATCTGTTTTACCGGGATCGACATTATCCATTGCAGTCAGATAAGTATCGATAAGTTGTTCAATTTGCTTTTGTTCTTGTGTAACATCCACATTCGGTAACAACGTTGGCAATACGTTTGTGATTAGATAATTATAAATAACAGGTGGCTGATCCGAGACTGTAGCGAAAGCAATCGACTCAGTGGTCTTATCGATTATTTTTCGGGATTGCAACATACTCTTATTCAAATCCTTCACCATATCTGCATTGATGACAGAGATTTCAACCAAAGAATTATAATTGTTTTTGATTGCATCATAAACTGATGGTGTTATTGCATCATTGAAGTTTTCGAAAAAATCAATCACATCCTTTATCGTTGTAAAATCTTTGTGTGTTCCTAATAATGTCAGATTCAAAGTCGGTATTATTTTATATGCTTCATTCATTGTTTTCTGTGCTTCTTCCTTACTTTGAATTGACTTAATCATACCTTCAGTCCCTCTGACGACTTTAAATTCTGCCTTTTTCACAGTACTAGTATGGTATATTTCTGCCACCATGGCTTTGATATCATCCACCTCTAGAAATCCATTATCTTCTGCGATCTTCTCTAATTGAACTAATTTTGATCGTAATCCGTTGAAATCTCCCTTGATTTTCTCCTCATCTTCTGGAGACATTTGATTAAGATTAATGATGTTCTTCAAATAACTACTAAGTTGATTGTATTTACGGAGAATTTCGTTACTTTTTTCAAACGTGTGTGAATCATTAAAATCAGCCGTTAAGACTGATTCGATTGCGGTTCGAAATGCTTGAAATAGTGTATCATATCCGTATTGCAACTGTCCTGATAATTTCTGCGGTTTCAATGATACCTCTTTTTGATCATCTGGATATAATCGATTGACGAAAGACAATGTTCGTTCAAATGCGATCTTTTTAGCGATTTCGTCCTCATTGACGTACTCTTGATTGATTCTGGCGTATAACATATATTTGTATATATATGTTTTACAATAAATTTTATCAATCACGATGATCTAATTAAGGTTTGTAGTTTTTCGAAGCATCTTGCATTGCTTGTTTATATGTGTAACTTGGATCCTTTTCTTTAGAACTCTTATAATATTTGGCGACATGTTCCATCCAATCTGTTTTCTTTTTCGGTCTAGCTTTTCCCATACCCGCTAAAGGAGGTACTTCTGAAGACGATTTCTTAAGACGTGTTACACCATTTGAACCACCGATCTTACGTTCATATGTAGGATTGGTAAACGACTTGATCAATGGTTTGTTATCAAATTTTTGTCGTCGATCTGTATTACGGTGTAATAACGCTCGTTCTGTATTTTCATCATAAAACATGGTATTATTATATATCGTCATGATAATATTATTTCAATCTAGATAGTAATCCTCCGCCAGATCTTGCACCACCTAAGGCACCTAATACATTTTTAGCGCCAGAATAGTCTTTTCCACTCATTCCTGAATGTATATCCATACCTGTTCTGATTACGTTTCCGACTTTCTTGCGATTATCTCCGTTCGCTAACCACCTATAGACACTTTTGAGCGAATCTAAGAAACCGCCACCGACCATACGTCTAGCCTCTGAGTGACTTACAGGCTCCATTTGACTCGCTTCAAGTACATCATTCTTAGTTAGTAAGGCACAATATGTGCTACTTGTACCACGTTCCGTCGCAAAACATCCAGAATTCATTGTACATACAACTAACTGGGGTGTCACTGCTGCGGAGTAATAATTTTCGGCTGTAACTGAGATCTGAAAGCTGAATTGACCTATTGAACCGGGTGCATAGTAGTCATCGATCAACGGGATGTCTTTTCCGAATGCTAGAATCAAAACGCTACCACACGTAGGGATGAAGGTACCTGCACCACATCCTGCAACTTTCTCATCAGTTACATCTGCTTTTCTATAGCTAAATCCGCGAAATTCGTCCCAACTCTGGTTACTACCGTTTTCAACAGACATCCTCCAAAGATCACTCTGCGTGTAAGATGAACATACACCACTCGAGTTATTCCAATTTATGTTTATTTTTTTGATCGTTAAAAAACTATCAGTATCAAGCCATGTTTGAGATTCAATTGGTTTTCTTAGAAACACAATAAGTTTGTCAGGGATTTGTGAAAAACTAACCGTAGAGCTAGTTATAATTTCGGCTTTAGGTATCAATGCAGCACCAGGGACGGTTCGGGCAGGTAGTGCAGCAATCGCAGTACCGTTTGTCAAATAACGAGGCATATCGTAGTAAGGCACAATGCATCTTGGGGAGAGTGACTGACTTGGGTGTGCGCTGAGAAAAGTGAACTGAAGTGATGATTTCTCTATTTTTTCAATCGATATACCAGTGATAGTAGCTTTTGCGTCATCGTAATGTCTCCAAATACGATTGCAACTACCAAGGTTCATATTTACACTCATAGCCTGTATTCCATACATTCCTTGATTATTTGATTGGGGAGATCCACAGAACAAAAACGGAGATATCATCAAAGCTTCTTCAAATGTTACCTTAACGTATGCTGTTTTAGCTGCACCTCCTGCTCCATGGGTCATTGCAACAGTCCCCGCTTCATCCTGAGTGCAATAGTCCAATGCAAATGCACCTCTAGGTTTCACAAATTGATCTAAATTTGATAAAGAATCCTGAAAAGGTGAGGCTGGTGTGTTAAAAGAGTCTTTATATTCAAGAAAAGAATCGTACAAAACAGGTGTTGTGTTATTGTGTTTTGTTAACTCTCGATTGTCTAACATTCGAACAAGTGCAGGTAAGATGTCACGAACGTTGCTTGTTACAGTGTTGTTATTAATGGTGACAGAAAGTGAATTCATCATACTGTGCATTGGGAGGACTCCAAGAGCATCTCGAACACCATACGCAATCAACTGCTTGTCTGCAGCGACAGTACCATCTATTTTTAAAATCAGTGTCGTTTTTAGGATTACCTTACGATCAACGATAGTCTCTAAAGAGGGTACAACAACGTTGAACACGATACTTGTGGGAGTTGCTGATGTTGAGTTCACCTCAGAAACAGTCACCTGCTGTGCCCCTTTCATTATAGCGTAATCTATAGTCGATGTCAGGTTACTGATGCGGTCATCTTGAATAAGGATCTTGTTGAAGTCTGTGGACATTTCTATATATATAACAATCAGATATTTTTAATTTTCCTAAATAGAATCTTGATATCACATTTACACCCTCCTAATAAATACATGGGATGTAGATTTGAATACTGGTCTTTCCAATAAACACTTAAATCGATATTATTAATCTTTTCATTTCCATGATTCAAACTAATACATCTATACTCTCCAGATGGTATGTATGCAATACTACCTTGAAATCCATAACCGTTGTTATCTTGTGATTCGAAATCTGTTATCATCGATGTTATGTTGTTATTGTTACCACTGTTCACAAGTGATCCATCACCGTTAAAAATGGTTGGTTGACATGAATTGGACGGTAACACAGGTAATAGATTTGTACAGAAGACTATACTACTAACAGGTGTAAAAAGCGACGCGGATGAGTACTCTTGATAAAGCTGAATGACAGAATATGTACTATCGATTATGAATTCATTCAAGCCACGTATATCCCTCATTAGCTTGAATTTATAATTTCTCCCCTCAATAGCCTTCACACCATAATAGTCTGCTTGGAATCCACTCATAAGCGTGTATAATGCAGTATTCGTATAGATTGAAATGTTACTAACTTGTTTTTGATCAAATGCTGTTGTATCACCGTTGATTATGAATTTACTACTGTTAAGATCCCACTCAATGAATGGCGGATTCTGAGTAGGTAGATTTACTCCAAAAAATGACGCTGAGTTATTCATCCTTTGAAATGCTTCAGACAGTGCATTGTTCAACATCTGAACTATTGTATTGAATGACTTGACATAATAGTAAGGTAC